ATTCCGATTTCCAATCAGACCGGAACGTACACTTTAGAAATCGCCACTGACTCAGCAACAGAAGGTACGCAAACATTCAACGCATACATCTACGATCAACCGTACCCTTTCGGAACGATATTAGCATCAACAGCTGTAGCAATTAACGACACTTCTTTGACTCCTATCGCCATTCCAACATATAGTATAGTCGCTGGGGATGTTACCGAAGGCCAGTCGTTGACGTTTACTATTGTGCCTGAAGATGCGAACGGCGAAACAATTTCGTGGGTTCTGTTTGGAGAAGATGTGGAAGCAAGATTGCCGATTAAAACCGGAACTGAAACATCTATCTCATCCCCCAGAGCAATTGTAGTCCCCGCGTCAACAATCGACGATAAAATTAATGGTGTCAGTAATGGTTATATCACCGTCACCGGCGTAAACTCCGGATCTCAAAGCACGGGTAGTTTCCAAATGCTGGATGCTGCGACAGAATTCGTTATTGAACTTGATCCAGGGTCGATTGTGGTCGAGGGTAATGATATCGGGTTTAGAGTCATCAGTAAAAACAGTATCGATTCGACCATCACTTATTCGATATCTAATAACGCTAGTGATAACGTGTTATCGAGAATCCCGTCTCCGACTGGAACTATTACTGGGATGGACGGAAACGATGGCAATGCAACTTCTTCATTAGTTCGAGTCGGAACGACAGTTAACGTCACGGCGCAAGGCGATCAGGACGGAACTATTACGGTGACCGGAGATACATCCGGCGCAACCGCGAGCATCAATTTCACCATGACTGATGTGTCTGACATAGGATACACCATCTCCGGACCAACAAGTATAATAGAACCGAGTTCATAATTATGGCGACCACTCATACATACACATTGTCCACGACAAACCTGCCCGCTGGTACGTTGTATTGGAAGATTGTCGGAACGGGCGCAAACCCGACAATTGCTTCTGATTTCACATCGCTCGTCGGTTCAGTTACGATCGCTGCTTCTACGGGCGACATTGATGTTGGAGTTGAGTATAATGCCGGAATTGAAAAGAATAAAACATTTAAGATTAACCTTTATTCGGATTCTGGTAGAACAAATTTAGTTCATGAATCTGGGACAATTAAACTACTAGAACCGGTCATAGCAAGCACCATAGCAAACGAAGCGATTACTGCAGAAGGAACTGGCAGCATCACCTACGCCACAGCAACATTTAAATTAGATGGCAGCGTAACAGTTGACGAAAACGGCGCGGTTCGTAATTTGACTTCATGGTACACGCCTTCTGGTTCGGATACACCAGGAAATATCTACGATCTTAAGATTGCAAATGTTAACGTAAATGCAAACCACACTATAAAGATATACACAGGATCTAGTTGGGTTTCGTATGCGGAGGGTTGGGAGTCTCTACAGTCAAACTTAAAATTTAAGATAGAAGACTCATCGGGCGAGGGAATAAACAACGTTTCCACATTTCTTGTTGTTATTAGGGACTCCAACTCACAAACGATTAGAGGAAGCGCGACTTTTACATTTACGCTGACAAATGGGTCTTATCCTATTTGTGAAGCGCTGGGTAACATGTGGAGGACTGGCGGGACAAGTTTGAGAAATGATTTCATTAGCCACGTCACATTCAATAAGTTAGAAAATGATACGAGGGTTAATTTTTTTGTTAACGGCGGCACACCGACAACCGGCACTGGGCATCGATACCTAAACACCATCGGGTATTCCAACCATAATGATCCTAAAAAAGATGTGACAGATTTTATTAATTGGTGCACCGTGATCTATAGGAACTATGGTATTCCTGGCGACAACGCTCAATTGACTACATATTACGTTTCTGATGATTTATCTTCAGACGCCACGCATCTCGGGTTCTTGAAAATTAACGGAGTTCAACAGTCGACTACTGATGTTCCTACGCAGGATATCGCTAAATTTTCTAGAGTTGGATATACACATGTCAATGCAAAATACAGGCAAATTGATTCGTTAGATTTAAAACTACATTTCGGCAGTCTTTCTGGGTATTATGAGCGTGGGTTTTTTATTCTTCCAGGGAGATATCAGGTAACAGATTATAGGTCGGGCGAAAATGTTCCGACTGCAACGGTAACTGGAGTTAGCAGAAACGATATTATAATCGCCTTCGCGATGGATGAGTCTAATTCTAACACTACCGCGCAAACAGAAATAACTTTAGGCGGTTCTTTTCAAGAAATAATGACAAGGTCTTCGCTCCAAAATTACGGCACAAAAGGGTATTCTGCAACGCATATGTATATTTGCGATGTCGCGTCCGGCGAGACAACGTTCCAGATATCCAGAAGCGTTGCGGCAGTTCACGACCCGTGTCTTCAAGTTTTACATCTTAAATGCGTTGGACTTAACGGCGACGTTACAGGCGGTAGCGTTGATGGTGCAAGTATCACTTATGATATAGCGGGGGATTCAACCTTAACAGAACCAGTTGCGGGAACCATTTATAGTTTAGAAAACTCTCCGCTGGATTTTAACATCCCCGAATCTATTGAACTAGACGTAAACTCTAGAGATTTCTTAAAGATATATTTTGATCCTCAGATAAGTTCTACCGGAAACATAATAACAACTATTCGAAGTAACAGTGTAACAAATTTATACCTTAACGTCGCGGTGACATCTTCTCAAGGTTTATATACACTACCGGCCGAGGGGTTTTTCGCTTACATCGATAATTCTGATATTGCAAATCAATATTTTATGATCGACATGTCTTCTGCTGTTAGCACGGGAAATTATTCCGCAGACTTCACCTATTGGGTTCAAAACGCGTTCATCAACAACCTTCCGAGCAACGTTCTTTCGTCAGCATTCGGCGATGTTACCGTGGTTGATGAATATTCTTACACCGTAACAACTTCTGGGGTTGCTGCAGGCGCTGTTTTATATTGGCGATGTAATAATGTCGATGGGTCAGCAGCAGATACAGCAAATTTTGCAACAGGGTTCGATAAAGGTTTTGTGACTATCGATGGTAGCGGTCAAGGAACTATTAAAATCCGGTTAACACAAAACTCTTCTTCAACAAGCAACGAACAGTTTATAATTAGTTTGTACAGCAGTAACACATATACCGCTGAAGTTTTCAGCGGATCGAGTTCTTCTGTGGGAACAATAACAATAACGAATGTAAATTCCAATTCCCCAACGGTTCAACTACAAGGGTCTCCTGATTCTGCTACCGGTAACGAATTTTATCATGGGTACTTTGCCAAAACTTCTATACTGGAATCTGGTTCTATAGCGCAAAGACAAGCAAACTTTTTAGTGGTTACCACCGGCGTCGGTAACGGTACAACTGTTGGATACACAATCAGCGGCGTTTCCGTTGGCGATATTAGTCTATCTTCTTTAACTGGTTCGATCACCATAACTAGCGGCGTCGGAGCATTGTCGTTTACTGCAGTCGCAGACTCTACGACAGAAGGCGATGAGACTTTAACATTAACTTTAGATTCAACAGATAGTAATGGCGGATCGGTTGGATCAGTATCGGATACAATTGTGATTACAGACAACAGCGCTGGGCCCAGTCCTAGTCCTAGTCCTAGTCCTAGTCCTAGTCCTAGTCCCGCACCTAATCCGACGCCAGGTCTCGGTGACTTAAACTTAAATTGATCTATTAGGGGATTAAATAATGGCAGAGAAAGATAAAATTGAATCAGATTATGATTATTCTAGAAAAACATATTACGAGTTAATCGAAAAGGGCAAAGAGTCTTTAGAACTTATGATAGAGGTCGCGCGAGAGTCAGAACATCCGCGCGCATTTGAAGTTCTTTCGGGCATGGTTAAAAACATATCCGATGTTAATGATAGACTGATGGATTTGAATAAGAAAAACAAAGAGATCCTTAAAGTTGATAAAGAAGAAGAAACTAAACATATAACTACTAATAACAATGTGTTTCTCGGCAGCGCCGCAGATCTACAACGTATGTTAAAAGATGAAGCGATTGACGTGACTCCGAATAATGATGCAGAATGAAACATATCTAGGCAACCCAAATATAAAAAGAGACGGTGTAGTTCAATCTTGGACTAAGGAGCAATTGGTTGAATATACTCGTTGTATGCGCGATCCTGCTTATTTTGCTCGTACTTATATTAAAATCATATCTCTTGACAAAGGATTGGTCGGGTTTGACCTCTACCCATATCAAGAAAAAATGTTCGAACAGTTTAACGATAATCGATTTTCTATTGTTCTTGCTTGTCGTCAATCTGGTAAGTCCATATCCTCTGTTGCCTATCTTCTTTGGTTTTCTCTTTTCCAGTCTGACAAAACAGTAGCAATTCTAGCGAACAAAGGTGCGACTGCCCGAGAGATGCTCGCGCGCGTGACCCTTATGCTAGAAAACCTTCCAATGTGGATTCAACCAGGATGCCGAACGCTTAATAAAGGTTCCATTGAATTTTCAAACAACTCTAGAATTATTGCTGCGGCAACGTCGGGGTCGTCGATTCGTGGTATGTCGGTCAACCTCCTGTTCTTAGATGAGTTTGCTTTTGTTGAACGCGCAGCAGAATTCTATACATCAACATATCCAGTTGTTTCTTCTGGTAAAGATACCAAAGTTATTATCACGTCAACAGCGAACGGTATCGGAAATACTTTCCATAAGATATGGGAAGGTTCTGTACAAGGCGTGAACGAGTTTAAACACTTTCGTGTGGATTGGTGGGACGTTCCAGATAGAGACGAGAAATGGAAATTAGAAACAATTTCTAATACTTCTCAAATACAGTTTGATCAAGAATTCGGTAATTCTTTTATAGGAACAGGGGACACTCTAATTTCTGCCGAGACGCTCTTGAACTTTCGCGCAAAGAACGCCCAGCAGACGTTAGAAGGTGGTCTGTTATCGGTTTACGATAAGACTCGGCCGAGTCACGAATACATCATGACCGTTGATGTATCGAAAGGAAGAGGTCAGGATTACTCTACTTTTACAATTATTGACATATCAACCCGTCCATTCCAGCAAGTTGCTGTGTACCGGAATAACACTATCTCTCCATTGCTTTTCCCTGATATTATCTATAAGTATGCTAACGTTTACAATCAGGCATATGTTGTTATCGAATCGAACGACCAAGGGTCGGTAGTATGCAACGGGTTATATCATGATTTAGAATATGAGAATGTGCACGTTTCTTCCGCGATCAAATCAAATGCTATTGGTATCGAGATAACACGAAAATCAAAACGTCTTGGATGTTCGGGGATAAAAGATTTATTAGAAGAAAATAAATTAAACATCGTCGACGAAAATACAATACTAGAAATCAGCACATTTGTCTCTAGGGGTCAATCATACGAAGCGAGTGAAGGCAACCACGATGACCTGATGATGAATTTAGTTATGTTCGGATATTTTGTTGCAACTCAGTTTTTTGCCGATATGACAAATATCAATTTAAAACAGATGATGTTCGAACAGAAGATGCGGGAAATCGAAGAAGACGTTGTGCCGTTCGGATTTATCGACGAT